GTGCAGACAACCCTGACATAAAATCCCCCTCTTAAATTAAGGTACCTGGTGAAAATTAGACAGGTACCTTTTTTACAATTCACTTAGCGGAAAGCCCACTGCTTTAGCTGTGGGATGAACGCTTATACTGCTTAAATAAATATTAATAATGTGTATATAACTATTGACAACATACACAAATGGTAGTATACTTAAATTATGGAAAATAAATATAGAAGAACCGAAACAACAATAAGTTTAATTAATTATCATTTTGTGTTTTGCCCGAGGTATAGAAGAAAAATATTCAATATACCTAATGTTGAAGAAAGATTTAAATTCATGGTCGAATATATATGTAGGGAGATGGAAATAGAAATAATAGCAATAGAATGTGATAAAGACCATACGCATATGTTTTTAAATTGTCCTCCAACATTAAGTCCTTCAGATATAATGCAAAAAATAAAAGGAATCACAAGCAGAGTATTAAGAGATGAATTTGAAGAATTGTCAAAAATGCCGAGTTTGTGGACGCGGAGTTATTTTGTTTCAACTGCTGGAAATGTATGTAGTGATACAATAAAAAAATATGTAGAAAATCAAAAAAAGAGATATTAAAAGAAAGTGAGGTGAATATTCATTGACAGAGCCTAAACAAAGATTTGTATTAAATTTAAAATTAAAAACTCAACTATATCAAGAAGATATATTAGAGAAACGTTTTGAAATAGGTAGAAAGATGTACAATGCCTTATTGGGAAAAGCTTTAAAAAGATATAATGAGATGATTAAAACTAAAAGATGGAGAGAAAATCAAAAAAAGTTAAGCAAGATATATGAATCTTTTAAAGGTGATAAAAAGCAATTAAATAAACTTTGCAAACCATATTATGAGGTAAAAAATAATATGATGCAAGAATATAGGCTTAATGAGTATTCACTACATGAAGATGTTCAACCAATGCAACATATTTTTAAGAAAAATATCGATGCTTTTACATCTCAAAAGATAGCAAGTAGAGTGTGGTCGTCATTAAATGATAATCTATTTGGTGAAGGTGAAGAAGTACATTTTAAAAAATATGACACATTGAATTCATTAGAAGGCAAATCTAATGGAACAGGTATAAGATATGATATAGAGAACAATTCGTTATTATGGAATGGTTTAAAAATACCAGTAGCGTTAGATATAAATAATCAATATGAAGTAAGTGCTTTAAGAAGTAGAATATGCTATTGCAGAATTAAGAGAAAGTTTGTTAGAGGGAAATATAAATATATACTTCAACTTGTACTAGAAGGGATTCCTCCTATAAAAATAAATAAAACAACAGGTGAGATTAAAAATGATATTGGATATGGCAAGGTTGGTATAGATATTGGTACTCAAACAATAGCGTATGTAAGCAATTATGATATTAAATTGCTAGAGTTAGCACCAAGAGTACAAAATATTGAAAATGAGAAACGAAGAATTCAAAGATATATGGATAGAAGTAATAGAATAAGTAATCCAGATAATTTTAATGAAGATGGAACTATAAAACGAGGGATTAAATTAGAATGGAACTATTCTAAGGGGTATCTCAAATCTAGGAACATACTGAAAGACATATATAGAAAACAGGCAGATATAAGAGAACAAGACCATAATATAATGGCTAATGATATACTAAAGAATTGTAATACAGTATATGTTGAAGCTATGAATTTTAAGGGATTGCAAAAGAGAAGTAAGAAAACAGAGAAAAACGAACAAGGTAAATTCAAGAAAAAGAAAAGATTCGGTAAGAGCCTTGCTAATAAAGCACCTGCAAAGTTTTTGACTATACTTCAAAATAAATTAAAGACAAAAGGTGGTTTATATTTTGAAGTTAATACAAGAGAAGTAAAGGCAAGTCAATATAACCATCTAAATAGGGAATACAATAAGAAAAAGTTATCTCAAAGGTGGAACTATTTTGAATATAATAATGAAAAGATTAAAGTTCAAAGAGATATATATTCAGCATACTTAATTAAAAATGTTAATGATGATTTATCAAGTATTAATAATGAACAATGCACTAAAGATTTTGACAGATTTTTAGAATTGCATAATAAAGAAATATTAAGACTACAAGGATTGAACAATCTAAATAGTATGGGAATATAAAATCGAATAAATGTCTTGAAACGGGCGTTATGCTATCGCTAATGGTGTCATAGGATACTTTGGTAGTGAAAGTCTTAGGAAAAATAATTAGTCTTTATGTCATTCGTGATATATTGGAAGTTATTTAGTACCTAAGAACCCCATGCCTTTAGGCATGGGAGTTTCAGATGTCAGAATAGCTTAACGATAAAGCACTAGAGTGCACACATAAAAAGGCTAGGGAACAGTGGTTTAACTTCACTTTCTGGCACCAACATTTTTTAGAAAGGATGATTGACTATGTATGATGAAGAAAGTGAAAATCGTAAATTATTGTATAAATACCTAAAAAAACATTTTGGCAAGGATAAAGCGCAAGATTTAATGCTTACCTATGCAGATCATTTATTCGATTATCATGGCCTTGCATGGTCACTTGGCAAACATGATCTTGAGTTTTTCTGTATGTACTTCTTACAAGATACATTTTTGCCAAAGCCGGATAATGCGGCTCGTAGATTAGCCCCAATACATTATGAACTATGGCATGAGGCCGAAGAAATGTTCATTTATGATAAATTTGATAAATTTGAGGCTGTAGTTCCAAGAGGCACAGCAAAAACGACTGTTATGGATTTTGGGGTTTCAGTTTGGCTGCATTGTTATAAAATCTCATATTACACTATTGTAATTGGTAAAGTTGAGCAGGATTCTATTGACTTTATAGCAAATACAAAGCAAGCATTTGAAGAAAATCAATATATTAAAAAAGCATTTGGAAATTTACTCGATTCCAGAAATTACACAGTTAATAAACTGGAGCTGGAGCTTACAAACGGTACTAAAATACAAGCTCTTTCTTCAACAAGTAGTATACGAGGCAAAAAATATGGTAATCATAGACCTTCTGTTATAATTTCTGATGATATGCAGGGGCAATCTGATATTATTACTCAAGAGGCACGAGATAAAAAGTATAATACATGGTGTGAAGATACTGAATATGCAGGCGATAAAGCTGTATACCGTGATGGAAAGAAAATAAAAATGGCCACGAAATTTATTGTTTTAGGTATGTAATAGTGCCGTTCATATTAGAAATAATATGGAGAATTAGTCGGGAAAATCGGTGAAGACTAAGTTTTAAATTGATATTTTAATTTAATACAGTATAATTAAGCTATAGTGGATAGGGTAGCTCCCGAAAAGCATTTTCCCAAATGCCTTCCACTATTAATATTTGGGAAAAGCAATTACTATGGGAGGTAATTGAAATGGGATTGATAACAAAGAATGTTGTTGTTAAGTGGACGCCTTACGTAAAAAACCATTATGAAAGCAAAGGCTATACTTTCACAAAATTATGGGACACATTTATTGCAAATGTTGAAGATTTACCATCAAAAAGTTGTGAAATGGTAAAAGTGAAATGTGACTACTGCGGAACAGAAAAAGAGATAAGATATTCAACGTTTATTAGTAATTATTTTCTAAACGTAGAAGGGAAATACGCTTGTTTAAAATGTTCTGGCATAAAAAGAAATACCTTATCTTATGAATTTATAAAAAATATGGTAGAAAATTTGGAGAAAGGATACAAGCTAATAAGCAAATCGTATAAACGAAATAACCAAAAATTAAAAATTCAATGTAATAAAGGGCATATTTATGAAACAACATATAATTCAATAAAGCAAGGCTGTAAATGCCCTATTTGTATTAAAGTAGATGGCTGGGAAGGCAAAAACAATCCACGTTATAATTCAGAGCTTACAAATGAAGAAAGGATACATAACAGAGATACATTGAGGAATGTAACATGGAGAAAAGAAGTTTATAAGAGAGATGATTATACCTGCCAGTGCTGTGGAAAGAGAGGGTACAAACTTAATGCCCATCACTTAAATGGATATAGATGGTGTAAAAGTGAAAGATTCGATATTGATAACGGAATTACATTATGTGAAAAATGTCATAAACTTTTTCACAAGGAATATGGATATGGAAATAATACAAAGGAACAATTTAACGAATGGATTTTATCAAAGAGTGCTACAGCTTAGGCACTCTTTAATTTTGGCCTAAATATCAATTTAAAATATGCTAATACCGAGAGGGCAATATATCAAATTGCCTTTGTAGAGCATAGAAGGTGAGCGATAAGAGAGCAATAATCCTTCCAAGAGTCTCGACTGCCTTAACAAGTAAAGTTGAAGGTAAATATATATGCCGAACTTATAGGAAACTATAAGAAGTAAAGGATAAAAAACCTTTATGATAACAAATTGACCATACTTCATAGAGACTGTTTTATAAGCAGATTGCTTAAAAATAAAGACTATAAACATATTTTAAAACGGGTTGTGGAGTTCAACGTTGATGAATA